TCTAAAAGTATCACCATTAAGATATCCTCCTCCCCCACCGTAACCCCCAAAAACATAACTAATAGTACAGCCAGCACCAGAGTAGGGGCTATAGCTATTAATTCCGCCTGCTCCTCCCCCACCACCTTGATACCCAGGTTTTCCATTAACAGGTGCCTGAGTTTGTGTACCAGTCCCTGCTAACCCATAGTTTCCATAGTCATATATAGTCTTACCGCCCCCGCCCCCGCCCCCTCCGGCGGCATATCTTGTACCACTAGGCCCTATGCAGGAATTATTCTTACCAGAAGCGGTATAATTAAGAGCAGAGCTATAGCCACCGCCGCCACCGCCGCCACCGCCGCCTTTTATATTATATTTAAAGTTATTTGGTGTACCTATCCACAGTTTAGAACTAGTATTACCAGAACTTATAAATACAGCTGCTTGTCCAGATAAGCCAGGAGTACCTGGAGTGCCCGACGCGGAAGCCCCGTTCCCTCCTGCCCCAGACCTTCCATAAATAGTACCCGTTATATTTATAAAAACGCCGGGCCAGCTACTTAAATTACCAGTTATTAAACCAAAGTTACTGGTATTGGTAGCATAAAATATTCCAGATAAATTAACCACTAATCCATGTGCCGTACTTATCCCACTCAAATTATTAATTAAAACAAAGTTAGTATAAGTACCAGAAAATGTAACTGTTGTATACCAGTGACTAGAAAGAACACTGGAGGTCCATGGTCTGGCCGCAGCATGTTCAGAAAGTGAATCAGGTGCTAACCCTCCATATTCTGAGCCAACTTGTCTTAAACTTAATGCTCCTCCTGGTGGACTAAGACCCATTATTTAGTACCTCTATTTTCTTATCGAGTTCTTGTATTGCTGCAACCAAAATTGCAGTAATTCTATCATATTTCAAAGTTATATAGTTTTTTCCAGATTTAGATTCATCAAGCCTTTTACCCCCTAGATCAAAAGGAGCTGGGGCAACTAATTCTGGATAATCTTTTTCAATATCTTGCGCTATAAGACCAACTTCTGGTTTATTTATATCAAATCCATGTGCTTTCATAAAATCTTTTAATCTATAAGATATTACTCTCCAATCATTTACTTTAGCTAAAGCATTAGTAATGGGTTTAATATTGGTTTTTACTCTTTTCATCAGAAGTATTACCAGTTATATCACCAGTCGCAGTAAGGGCTCCACTAATGTAAGCTATATTAGAATTATTTTAATCTCAGTTGCCAAGAACCTGTTCCATTCAAAAACCCAATATCATTACCTTCACCATATACATAACCTAAAGAGGACCCTGTACTACTAAGAAATCTTATTGCGGAAATAGTACTATGCCCACTTCTAAAATCCAAGGTAGCAAGATTTAATTCACTAATAATATGATTATTAAGGGTTAAACTTCCATTTAGAGTTAACCCTGTTAGGCTACCCAGAGATGTAATAGATGGTTGAGCTGCTGTCGTAACCGTACTAGCAGTTGTAGCAGTTGTAGCATTACCAGAAAATGTAGTAGCTGTAAGGGTGCCTGCTATAGTTTGACCACCCCCTGTATGTATAACTGAGTTTCCTTGCGTAGTAATATTACCACTAAATACTGCAGTTTGAGAACTATTTAAGGTAAGGACAGAACTTTTTACTCCCGTGCCCGTATAAAATTGCATGGATCCAGTACTTTCATCCCAGATAAAAAATGAATTACCATCATTCCGTAAGTATAGATCGCCAGTATTAGCATGTGTGCCCCCGTATAATAATATGTTAGCACCAGAACTGGTGGCATTACCGCCTGAGATTCCAAGAAATCTATCATTAGTAGATTGATTTATAAGAAAATCTACTCCAGCAGTACCAAAAATTACTTCACCATTTGCCACAGTAAGCCTTTTACCTGTGGTAATATCATTTATACCAGTAGAAGTAAAAGAACCAACTGTTAATGATCCATTAATAGTTTGACCTCCTCCCTCTGTTACTACTTGATTTCCTTTCCATTCGAAATTACTACTATCTAAATATACTAATTCTGTAGCTGCATCGCCAGAGGTTAAAAGATCTGATTTTATAAGTAAGGCCCCATCTGAGGGCCCATTAAGATCATATAAATTAATTAATCTTATGTCGTTAGGGGAATGTCCGCCTAAGGTAGGATTACCTGCAGTAGATCCATTTTTTATTTCTAACCCTTCTCCGACATTAGTAAATATTACTCCATTAACAGAAGAAAAAGTTACTAAGGCTCCTAGGGATAAGGTTCCAGTTACAGAATGCCCACCCCCTTCATCCAGTATCTGATTACCATTAGATAAAACTTGCCCAGAACCATTAGTTATTAAATCTATATTACTATTAGTATATAAGTTTTGAACTCTTAAAGTTTGGTTACCTAACGAAGTAAAGCCATAATAAGAAGATGCAGAACTTTGTGCGGCAGCATCCGCATATAAAGTAAGATAAACAAAATCCGAAGTACCCCCCTTAAGCCCAAGGGGGGCGCCAGAATTTTCTGATATAGTTAGGCTACCAGAAGTTATCGTTTGACTACCCCCTCCTGTTAGCTGCAAGAAACTAGAAGCAGTTTTACCATTTAAATTAGTTACACTAATATCATATAAAGTATCTAAATCACCCCAGGCAGATGTTCCATCCCATTTTTCAAATTTACTATTAGTACTGTTCCATCTTACAGTGTTAGCGGGAATATTAGTAGCAGTACTGCCATCAAACATGATAGCTAAATCTTCATCTCTATCCTTAACTTCAGTGGAATAATTTAAGTAGTTAGACGTTGTTGTTGGATTATTCCAGTTTGCATTTTGACATTTTTTATTAAAATCCTCTAATAATCCAAGAAAAGAAACCACTTACTAGTGTTCCATCACTTCTCTTAAATAAATATACATCGAAAAAAGTTGGGTTAGGGGCATCTGAAAAATCAGTTACAGCTATAACATCATTACCTGTCCCTCGGGGGGTAACTACAACACTTGATAAATCTACGAAAGCTTTCCCAAAAGTAACTCTATGGTACCCAGGAGAACTAACTTCGCCCGTAGTAAATTCCGCCTTTCCTCCTTCTGTTTTTTCTTTAATATCTAATCTAAGATTTAAGTTAGTTAATTCTATTAAATCGTTATCATGTGCAGAAGAAACTACGTCTACAGTAGTTCTAACATACCTTAAAGATTCAGTGAATATTTTTATACTATCACTAGCTTGCTGTGGAAAAATGATCCAATTTACAATTTGATAAGCATCAGTAACTTGCCAATCCTGTCTAGTTCCTCCAGTTAGGCCAGCGGAAGTAAGAGTAACAGAACCATTAGCTAAGCTTAATATAAGCCCAGAGGCACCAGTAGTAGTATTATTTATTGTAGCCCCTATCTGAGCAATTGTAGTAAAATCTGTACCAGACTCACTCATGGTAATACCCGTACCATCTAACGTATCATTAGTACCTGTAGGATTATTATTAAAATTGGACGTAGCAATAGTTAAATTAAGAACGGGATCACCTGTAGTAGAATTAGGGGATCTAGTAACACCTGCAGTAACGCCCATATTACCTAATAAAACACCAGCATCGTATATAACCTCGTACTGAGCACTAGCAGGGGTATTTTGTGCGTAAATAGGGAAACCATCATCAATAATATCTTGAAAACTATCCCAACCTAATAAATCATAAGTATCACCATTATTCCAATTATTATTTGGAGTACCGCCCACCATAGTACTGGTAGTTAGTTGGGTATCACTTTGAATAGAAGCAACAGTACCTGTAGCTCCAGTGGTAATATTAGTAATTTTATTTCCAACTTTAGCGGTACTGTTAGTTATAAAATTAGGGGTTCCACTAGATATTAATACAGTAGCACTTGCATTAGTATTAGTACCTGTTATAGATGTATTTTCAAAGTGCTGCTGCCAAGTATCTGTATCATATACAGGTAATATTAAATTACCTAAACTATTAGTATCAGCATTACTACTTGTTCTACTTATTAAAGTACCTGGTAAAGAATCAACAAAATTATCGTTGGAATTAGCATGTAATATATAATCTGGAGGCTCGGAAACTACTGCAATAATATTATTATTAGTACCGATATTTCCTGCTGAGTCTACACCCGTAACCCAGTAAGTGAAATTACCAGACTGAGTTTCAAATATAGCAGCAAATAATCCAGAAATTTCACCTATTAAAGTTGATCCTGCATATGTAGCTCCCTTTCTAACTTCATAGAAGTCAATAGGTAAATCTGCTATAATAGCATTCCAGCGAAGCAACACATTATTATCTATAACTTGTGGATTTACACTAGTAGCTCCTGGGGGGCTTATTACCAAACTTTGTGTTCCAGGACTACTACTATAATTACCTACTTTATCTATAGGAGATNCCNAAAATCTTCTATTTCCACCCCAATCCACTTTCCTACTAAAACCATTAGTAGATGTAATAATAAGAGGAGTAGCATTATTAAAGGTACCTGATCCATTATCATACCTTATATCATAATTAGTAACAGGAAAACTACCAACATTTTGAGGAAGCATAGACCAAGTAAATTCGCCCCGATCCCCCACAATAAGAGGAATAGATATAGTAGGTACGCCAGGTGCAACTACAGTAACAGCACGGGTAGCTTCATTTCCTTGTTCCCCATAGATGTTAGTAGCTTTAATTCTAAAAGTTTTAGAACCTGTCCACTTTGCCTCTACAGTTATATTAGTAGACTTAACTTTTGCTACTAATATATCTCCATTAGTTCCAACCCGCTCCCCCTTCCCTTACTTCATATTGCCCTAAGGGATAAGAACCGCCAGAAGTATCACCCCAGGATAAATTAACGGAATCTTCTAGAAAAGTATGAGTTAGTCCTGATACTGGATCTGGTCCTGTAGTAGTTATAAGTTTTGTAGTTTCAGTACTCTCAAAACCCCATATATCAACAGTTCTAATTAGATAAGTTCTTCCACCAACCCAAGGAGGTATAGTATTATATTCAGTAGAGTCCACTCTTGCATCGATATTTGGTATTGAATTCCAAGCAACTTCCCCATATTTAATAATATACCCAGCTATACTAAAAGAACCAGGAGCCGCAGGTTCCCAAGATAAATTAACTTTATCAGAACCAGAAACAGAAATTATGTCCAGTATAGCAGCAGGAGCCGTAGTAGTTATATATTGAGAATATTCATTACTAAAGTTACCATAAGTATCTATAACTTTAATTCTATAAAGTTTAGAGCCAAGCCAAGCTTGAGGTATCAAATAATTTAATGAATTTACAGTAGTTATTTTATTTGCAGAAGCCCAATTAATTCCCCCTTCTCTTATTTCATAAGAAGCTATAGAAAAAGATAAACCAGTAGGAGCAGTAGGAGCAGCCCAAGAGATATTTACTAAATCAGTATTTATTTCTTGTATTATATTAATAATAGGATTTGGGGCCACTAAGGTTATAACTTGGGAATCTACGGTAACACTTTCATTACCCCAGACATCCACGGCAGCAACTCTGTAAGTTCTATTTCCTATCCAAGTATCAGATAAAGTATAATTATTTGTAGTTACAATATCTTGTACTAAAGTAGCATCTCCCCAACCTGTGCCCCCTTCCTTAATTCTATATCCTTTTAAGGAAAAAGTACCTTGACTAGCTGCAGTCCAAGTTAGCCTAACATCATCTAATACAATAGACACAGCTGTATTCATTGGCGCACTAGGGGCGGATACACTTATAGTTTTTGAATCCGCGTTAACTGATTTGTTACCAGAAGTATCTACAGATTTAATCCTATATGTATGGGAGCCTATAGTAGCACCAGTAATTATGTGTTTAGACGCAGATGTATTAATTACAGAAGTAGTTCCAGTATCCCAGGCAGTACCTCCCTCTTGAATTTCATAATAATTAAAATCAAGTTCTAAATTATCAGACCAGTCAAGTTGTATCTTATCATCAACTATAGCCACAGTTAAGTCTATAATATCAGCAGGATTTGCAGTTTTACCCACAATAGTGTGATTCAAACTTCTACTTATATTTCCACTTTTTTTATAGTTAATATTATCCCATATAGATAATGCAGTTACATCTACAGAATCTAGTTCTTTTACGTCGGTAAAGTAGAAAAAATTTTGACCATCTGAGTCTATTTCTATAATTTTATTTTCTACTGTTGGAACCCCAGTCTCAGTATATACATTAATAGTAAAACGTATTAATACATTAAATTCTAGGTCCAGAGCATCCCAAGATATTTTCAACCTAGGTAATACTGTGCCATTAGCTAATTGAACAAGCTGATTAGTACCACTCTGTAAGGTTAAACCAGTTATGTCCGGTAAATCAGGAACTGCTTTAAACTTAGAGTTAGGGGCATATGGAATAGGAGTTAATTTAGTACTATCCCATGCATAAGCTAAAATATTTTCTTCCCTAAGACCAATAGTTATTCTATTTTCAGCATAAGTCCAAGAGGTAATAGAAAATATTTTTCCTTTTCCACCATTTTCTAAATCCCAGCCGAAATCTGAAAGATTAACATATACAAAATCACCTACTGGAAATCTCATACCCATAGAGTTACAAACTACTGAACAAGATAATCCTTCCCTAGAGCGCTGCAACATAATTCTAGCGAGCCGTTGAGCATCGAAAGAGCTAGTTGTATAAGGTAGCCTTATGCTTTCAGAAAGCTCAAAGCCGCCATCTTCTGTTATATATGAAGCATCAGTTTGTGGAAAGAAATCAGATTCTTCCCATTTATTGGCGGGATTTATAGCGGTTCCTTTTACCACATTTATCAAATTTTGAGCACCCAATGAGCCTTGCAAACTAATAGGACCGGCTAACATATCGCTGGTAATAGTAAGGGCTGGAGATTTTAAATTAGGATCTATATAGATGCCTGGTACTAATAAAAATGTTCCCTGCACAAAAGGCAGTTTACCTGCACCAGCGGCCAACATATTTTCTAAAATACTTATAGGAGTTGATGCAGTATTAACTACGCCATTTATGGTAAACTTTTTACTGTGAATTTTAAGTGTGGTAGGAGTTCTGTCTACATTATCTTTATATTTAATAGTAGTCGTATTAGTAGCACTATTATATTCCGAATCTATAATTAGTATTAAGTGTTCTGCTATACTTCCAGAAAGAGAATCCGAAACGCCAGTAGAATATATAGTGGCGGGGGATGTTGTCCTTATAATGGAAGCAGTAGAATTAACTAATACTTTTTCTCCCGCCAAATAATAATCTGTACTATCACCAGTGACAGTTACGGTTTGTATAGAATTAGTATATGCGCCAGCAGTTACAGATAGAGATCCAGCCTGTAAATCCACCAATATATCAGATTCATTAGCAGCTTCTATTATATTATCATCATTTATATCAGATTCTCTTATACCTATACCGTATAAGGTATTTTGATTATCTACTCTAGAATGAAAGTTACCGCTAGTTAAGTAGTCCCTAAGACAAAGGGCCCAATTATCACTAAAGGTCCAGCTCGTAGGGTCATTATTAGTTTGGGCTTCTTTCCAATATCCATTTTGTACAAAATCAGTAATAAAAGCTGCTTCTCCCCAAGCCTGGTTAGTAGCAATATGTGCCGCAGTACATATATATGTTTTGCCTGTACCTGGAGCACTTGGAAGAGTAACATAATCATTTACCGAATAAGCCTGCGGGCTAGGAGCCCAGGAACCCTGTGATACTTCGGTAACTGCAGTTTTACTCATATCGTAACGAGGATCATATACTTTCTTCCCCCTAATTACGGCACGAACTGAAGGAATTCCTTGATCATATAATTCTGGATTATGTTTAAATCTAAAGTATAGATATGCAGTATTTTTTAATTTATAGGAAGAGTCCCACGAAGGCCCCCCTGCTGGAACACCTACTCCACCAAAGCCAGAAGCAGTAAAATTATAAGTACCATTATAAGTACCAGCAGAAGTATCGGTGGTTCCATCTTTACCCCCAAATCTGGTATTAAAATCCCAAACCAGAGGACTAGCTGTACTATGAACTAATAATGGATTTATAGTTATACTTCCAGCAGAAATTGCAGTAACCCCCTTAGGTGAATAGTAAGTAAGGTTAGTAGAATCCAATACCCCATTTCCCTTATAGTGCTTGTCTACATTAGCGGTAATAAAATCAGAAGCTGTAGTTTGTGCACCATTGAATATTAATACCTCTATATTATCAACATATCTACTATCTACTAATACTAATTCTCCAGTATTTATATCTACATCAAATACTTTATCTTCCCCTACATATATTTCCTCAATGCCATCTATCTCATGAGCAGCTATAGCTACAGCCATATTTAAGTAAAGTNCTGCTTTTCTATATTCTGCAACTTCTGGAAAACCAAACGCATTTCTGGGAGCTAAATAGTATTTATCCAAAACGTCCATAAATACTAGAGTTCCTCCCACCATAGTTCTACCATAAACTATTTTATGTGGTTCTGCTGCCGATTTTACTATTAAAGTCTGACTTCGGGCATCTGCAGGATCAGGACGAGGGGCTAGTAATGAACCTAATAGATAGGCATCTATAGTACCTGCTAAATACATCACAGCAAATTCTAGTAAATGTAAAAGCAGTAGCCCCTGTAAAAAAACTAGCAGCTACAAATGTTGCTGGCATATTTTAAATTCTCCAACTATATGCGCAATCTCTAAGATTAACGTAGCATATTCCCTCTTGTTTAACAAATGCGACCTTAAGACCAATGCATATACCTAAAGATGCACTCATTCCACTGCCCTTTTGTACTAAATCTCCACGTTGGGTAGTTAAAATATTTGCTATAGGCATGCCTAGCACTTCTGTAACTTGATCTTCCATAGGGGTTTCTTTTTGCTGTTTTAAAGCCTCTTTCTTATTCTTCCAGGAGGCTTCCCATTCCAAATTAGAATAAGCTTTAACTACTCCTGCTGCCCAAATAGTACAGTCATGAACACCATATTGAAAAGATAAATTTTTAGCTTCATTTATTTCATTGAGCAGTATAATTTCCCAATTAGGTACCCGAGTTAACGTCCCCATTTAATTTCCTTATGTATCAAAGAAGCAACATTATTAAATCCCTTATCGGTAACATCAGTTCCCTGTTGGGTAGATGTATTATATCTTTTAACTCTAGGGCGTTCCCAATTAGCCAGTATAGATTCTATTTCTACTATTATTTTAGTATTAGTGTCCATTTCTATAGATAATACGGACATGAAACCCTTAAATAATATTATAGGTTCACCTTGCACTAAGGAAGTGGAAGGATCTAAGGTAACTAATCCGAAAATAGCTTCTCTGCCAAAATAATTTTCGGATAAAACAAGAGCCATGAAGGTAGAATCTATACCATTTATTTCCACTGTTAATTTTTGAGATTTTAACTCGATACTTTCTTCTGAGGTAGATACAGCAGAAATACCACCAACACCCACATAGGTACCGGCGTTATTCATTACTGCCCCACTAAGTAAATTAATATTAATATTAGCACCAGAAAACCATTTATTAAGACTAGGGAAGTCTAGAAATAAAATAGGCACAGCTATTAAGGAAGGTTTATCAAACTCAGCAATAGTGGTATCAATGGCAGGTAATCCAGAAGGATTTTTACTTAGGGTGAGCATAGCTTAAAATACCTCAGAACATTCCATATTTATACTAGATAACAGTCCAGAATTATTAGTGCTCCACCTATTCTCATCATTACTCAGCAGCATAACAGAAGAACAATTAACTCTACTAATATTAGTACCAGTTGTAGGTGATATCCTAATAGGGGGCTCAAAATTAAGAGTAGCGGCAGAAGACCCGACAGTAGTTACAGTAGAAGTAATAACTTTCACCTCATTTGTATCGTCTATCTTTATATAATCTCCGGGCTCCAGTATTCCTGTTGAGGGAAACGTCCAACCAGAAGTAATTAAAGAATTACCTGTCTGTGAGGCTCCATTAACAGTAACAGTATCTGTGAGGTTATCTATACCCCTAGGAGTAGGGTGGGAAAAATCATACACCAAAAATCTTCCAGAAGCACCTCGTAATTGAGCTAAAAAGGCAGCAAGAACCCTAGTTTCTTCTGGCTCCATACCATCGAAAGATAGACTAGCTACCCACCGTGCGGCAGGTAGCTCTATTGTCTGTGTAGACCCACTCAAAGGACTAACGTTAATTCTAGTATTATATTTTATACCGAAATCTACAGTACTAGGTATAATATCCTTGCCCCCTACTTGAGGCCAGATAAATGTTGCCATTATCTACGTCCCACTGTTTTAGCCATAGAGCCTCCACGATTAATATTATCAGTTATTTCCTTGATAGTTTCTTGCTTTATTTTATTAGCAAACTGCCTTAAACGGGATTCAGTAGCGCTATCTGCCCCACGGAAATCAAAACTTTGAGTAACGGTTATATTGTCCCCTGTAGAGCCATCAAGCGTAACAGGAATTGACCTATTGTCAGGCAAAGGTACAACAGCTTCACTATTTGCACCCTCTCCTATTAGCGCATTAGTAGGTCTATTAACAACCCCACCAGTAGCTAAGTGAGGGTTACCTGTAGGTATAGCTTTTATAGGAAGATTTGATTTTCCAGAGGCTACTTTAGAAAGTATAGCATTAGAAATACTACCTGCCGCTTCTCCAGGATTGCCTTTATTGATAGCAAGCGCAGTAGTTAATTTCTGAACAGAGATATTAAGATTAAAAAGATTAGCAGATGTTTTATGTAGCCCAGCAACTAATCCTTTTGAAGCAAGAGACCTTCTACTAGCAGCTGCTTTTTCCTCTGCAAGCCTTGCTTTCTCAGCGGTACTCAGAGGATTTAAAGATGAAATCAACTTAGCAGCGGCTGCATCCATGTTTTTCTTTATAGCAGACCCAATAGAATCCCTTAAACTAGCTTTCAAAGATTCCCTTATAGCTACACCTAAAGTTCTACCTTCTTCTTTACCGTCCCATTGACGAGATATTAAGGCATCTACGACAGTGCTATTTACATTACGAATACCCGCGAAAGTAATATCAGCAACTGTCTTAACGCCATTGCCTATATCAAGAGCCATAGCTTCAGATATAGCATGAAAATGTTGGCCTACATCAGTCCAAAAAGTAGGATTCAATACATTAGCGAAACTATTAGCAAAACCATCGTTGATTTGGCCACCACTAATATTTCTAGCGTTTTGTACTTGCTTCTGTAAGTCTGCTTCTCTTGTTTTACTGGCTAATCTCTTAGCATCTGCCTGCGTATTTAATTTAGCTATTTGGTTTTCTACCCTGGCATGATCAACCACGTTTCCTTGAGCCTTATCCAGTTTTTCTTGCAATCTCAATTTATCCTGTTGCAGTTTTATAGACTTCAGCTCATTTGCTGTTAGTTCTTTAGAATTCTCTAGTTGAACTGTTAATGCCATTGCCTGATTAACCACACCCTCAGCGGTTTTCCCTAAAACTTTAGCTTTTTGGTCAGCTAGCTTTACCCCCTCTTTTTGCTTAGCTATTACAGAATCTAGAGCACTTTTTTGCCTATCTAATTCTTTTAATTGTATTTGTAAACCGGGAGCGGAGTTTTCGAGCCTATTCAACTCATCCTTTTTAGCAGCTAACTTAGCCTCTATAGTATTTACCGCCTCCCTAGTATGCGGGGAATCTTTTGTTACTATCTTAGCTAATTCTTTTTGGAGCCCAACTTCATTTTTTAGCTGATTTATCTGTACTTTCGTTAGTTCAATCTGTGTACTAGTCTTATCGTTTATTGCAGATAAATCTCCAGATTTTATTCTCCTATTAAATATTTTCAGCTTCTCTTGTAGCTGTGCTTCTATTTCAGAGGAGTTTCTAAATAAATCTATTTTAATATCTAGGCCGGCTACCACTTTATTAAGTTGTGCAGATAAAAATTTAGCTACTTCTCCAGAAGCTACAATTTCAGCAGGTACATTTTGTAAAGATTTTAGAAAGGAGTCCTTAAGTTTCTTTGGTATTTTATCTAAAATTCTAGGGATATCCTTTAATGCCTGTGCCTTAAGGCCCTTAGATAAGTCAACATTTTTAATAGTATTTACTTCTTTGCTTATATTTTTAAACGCATCCCTAATATTTATCAAAGTATCAACATTTAATATCCTTCTAGATTCTGATTTATTTTGTAAATTAGTTAATAAGGAATCCAGGGTAATGATATTTGTTTGTATAGATGCCGTAGAAGTAGCTAACTCTTGAACTGGTTTCAATGCCTCAGCGGCCCCCTTTTTCAGTATTTTCAGAGCTATTTCAGGGTTGTCCAGAAGTTTAGCAAAATCTAAAAAAGAGGATGTAGAAGAGATTTTTATAGTTTTTAATACTGCAGGTATTTCCGAAAGTTGATTTTTAAGGTTTTCTATCCTTTTTTCGCTCCTTTTTATTTCATCCCTTGCTAAAACACTATCTCCACCTGTCTTAAAGAGCAGTTTTTTTGATTTTTCATTAGACTTTTTAGATTCTTGTAGTGTAGTTAATAATCCTAATCTTTGTTTATCTGTCTCAACAGGCAAACTGATTATAAAAGGTTTTTTAGTCAGTTTTTCTAATTGTGCAAATACTTCCTGTAATCCTGTTATAGCTGCTGTCTTTTCTTCATCTACAGCACCAAAAAAATTGTCAAATATAGTAGCACCATTTAATATTTTAGAGGTATCTACAATTTCCTCAAGTTTAGCAGCAAATTGGGATAGAACTCCTACAGCTTTTTTCCATTTTTTAGTAATTCCCTGAACGGATTTGGGTATAACTTCTAAATCTTTATTAAAAGTCCTATATTTTAATATAGTATTTTGTATTTCATTTTCTAACTCAGATAGCTTATTTTTATTTTTTTGAAATTCTTCACTCAAGATACCCAAAGCAACCGCGCCCTCCTTAGCTAAAGATGCAAAAAAAGAAACAGTTAGAAGTACATTAAATGCCCTACCTATTAATCCTACAACTCTGGCTAATCCAGCACCAACTATAGTGGCTCTTTTCGCGAGAGAAGTTATCCTAGTTAAACCTGCAGCGAAAAGGTTCTGTGAGGCAGCCACAGCAGCGTAAGCTTCTTTAACGCTTCTAAGTCCAACCCCTACTTGTTTCCAAGCCAAGCCCAAACTTTCCGCAGCAAAAACATTTCTCATAGAAGAAGCGAAAGTTTGCCTAGCCACAGCCGTTAATTGCTTCTGCTGGGCTATTCTTAATTTTTGAAGTCCCTGTAGTTTAACTTCTGCAGCTGTTGCTCCCTTCATTCCTGCGGAATGCACAGCAATAAAAGTTTTAAAGTTATCTAAGTTTGCCCCTTGATTAAAAGTTTTTGAGCTCTCGGATTTAATAGCTTCCTGATCCAGAGCTGCCTGAAGTTTTTCTGCTATCCCTGCTTTATTAATAGCGTTAGTAAAGTCTATGCCAGTTAATCCTTTTTCTACTATCTTTTTAAGAGATTTACCTATCCCTTTTCTTTTGTTTAGGTCTTTTAATAGATTATCTTTTGACAAGGGCTGCAATACATCCCCTGTAGTAGCCTCATTTAAAGCTAAGTTACCTTTTAGTGCTAGATTAGTTATAGTTTTTGAAGCACCAGATACTTCTTCTTTATATCTTTTTACAGCTTCCTGGGCAGAAGCAGTTTCCTGAACTACTTTTTCACCCCAAACTTGTCCCATCTCTGCAATAGCAGGGATAGCCCTTTTACCTATACTTAAAGCTATTAAACCTATAGTAGAAATCAGTAAAGTACTATTAGTAGAAAAAGCATCAGCTACACCAGATACAGGGGCAGCAATAGCTTTAGTTACTTTCTCCCCTAAATTAACAACAGACGCAGATAATTTAGCATAGTCATTCACAGCTATATTTACTTCAGAGTAATTTTTCTTTACCCTGATCGATTAATTGGTTAATAATAGCTTGTTGCTTTTCAAAAGTAGTAAGAGCTTCTGCAGTTTTACCTATTTTATCTGCGTATTCTTGTGTGGCCCTAGTTACACGAAGTATAATACCTAATTCGTCTACAAGTTCTGGCTCGCCTTTGGTAACAGCTTGCAGCATTCTACCAACGGCAGAGGGCACAGAAAGACCAAGTACGTTGGCAGCTTTATTAGCGATTTCAGTTATTTGACCTACTTGTTGACTACTAGCACCACCGCTAAGAGCCAAGTTAGCTTGCCTCATAGCATCAGTAAAGCTTATAGCTCCACCAGTTATTTTTTGCATATCTTTAGCAACACTGGCGAAGTTCTGCCCTGTAGACCTGCTTAAGTCATCAGCAGCTTTAGTCATTATACTTAAGTCAGCAGCTTTTTTAAGAACACCGAAAGCAGCAGACAAAGCAAATATATTAGCAGCAATAGTAGCATAAACTCTAACTACACCACCAAGTCCTTGAGCTTGTTTAGCAAACGCGGAGGTAGTATTCTTTACATTACCGCCAACAGAATTTAATCCTCTCGCTGTAGTAGACGTACTTTTATCTACTTCCTCTAAAGAACTTTTCAATTTCTGAGCTTTAACGGTCATTTTAGCTGTGCCGTCATTAACGTCTTTAGTATTTACATTAACATTCAAATTCTCTGTGTTATTTGCCACTTTTTGCTTTCCTACTTATTTTATCATTAGTTATACGAGCTGTTTCATTAATGATTATTGTTACTAGACTAATCATATCCAATTTATTTGGAATTTCATATAAATCTAGTAAACAAGGTAATATACTCAAATCTTTTCCCTGATAACTTCCAGACATACCATCCCATCTATCAGGCAAGGTATTAACTATATTCATAGCTATTTGGGTATCCTCCAGCAGATCAAAAAAATCTACCGGAATTTTATCAGGATCAGGCTCTGAATTAGTAACTTCGCATATTTCTAAATACTTTTCTTTAGTTATCCCCAGAGAATTATTTTGCAAATAGAGACTTAACCTTTTCTGTTCTTTTCCTAGGAGCTCTTGCTGAAAAGTGACAAGTCGGAAATTACATTAGAAATCCAGGAATCGAAATGATTAGAATTAGTTATAAGCTGATAAGCGTTATCTGTACTAAATTCTAAATATCCATCTTCCGGTACCTCACTATCTAATAATACTAGCTGACCTAAATATTCATAGGATAATCCCTTCCAGTCCAGAACTGCTTTTTCCACATACAGTTTAGTGAATATTTCTTCATCCAATTCTTCGGTGGGCTGGTGAGTTTTTCTATCAAATTTAATAGTCTTAGATTTATTAGTTATTTTTCTGATCTGTTCCTTGCTAAGATATGCTACCTTAACTTTAAAACCTTCCATATCAGGAAAATCCAATTCTATCTCTTTTGTTGTAGCCAATAAACTTTTAAGTTCCATTTAACATCTCCTTAGTTATTATACACTAAATTAATTTCATCCCCGGCACCTTTAGTAGCTTCCTGGGGAATAAGTGTAACATCTACTGTATTGAATACACCCACAGTTGGGTTTTTTAGTTTAATTTTGCTTGTTGGCATATTAACATCTACCTTTAAAGCATTTGTTGTTCCTCCAATACTAAGTGTAGTATTGGATAGAGTATTTACACCTGCTAGCGAAGTATATGCTAACAAGTCTGACATTAGTTGTGTGCTTCCATTTATTTTATTATCTAAATAGAAACTTAAATTTAATTCGGAGCTTCTGTCCCCTACATAATGGCCTGTAGGAATTAATATTTCTCCTACACGTTGCCTACTGATTAAAGAAACATTATTTCTAATAATAATATTTCCTTTCAAAATAGCTAGTACATAACTATCTATGGATACAGTTGATAATTTATTTCGTATAAATGTTGAAGACGTTAAGTCTTTAACACTAGTTTCCGTGGCCGGAGTAGTTATATAATCTAAATCTAATCCTAGAAATGACCAGGAAGCTTTCGCTATTTGCTTTATATCTAAACTAATATTAACTGATACTGCTACAGCTTTGGAAATCTTATAATAAGAACCATCATCAAATATAATATAAAAATATAATTCTCTAAGTTTATTAGTATTTCCTGAAGTAAAGGCTACAGTAGACGTAGTTGCTGTATCAGATACATTAGTAGCAGATAAAGATTCCCATAATAGTTTTTCAGGGCTAGTAACGTTACCAGAATCGGTAACAGGTTTCATATAGGTATCAAAAGTAAAATTAACAGAACCGTATCCTGTATTAATAGATGTAGCTACCCTGTTAGACGTTGCAGACACCCTGGATGCAGGCCCTACCATAGATAACATGCTTCTATCTACTTTTATACCCTTTAGTACAGATATTTCTGTAGCTTTATTAACGGCAAAATTAAAATCTGTAGTATCAGCATCAGCAATAACTAATCTAATTTTGGGGGATATAACTATTGCCATTTATTTACCTCATGCAAAAAAGGGGGAGGCTAAGCTCCCCCTTTTGATTCATACTAACTTTAAACTGCGTGATAAGTTACCACTAATTCATCTTGATTTTCAAGAAGACCAGCAGAACCCTGACCAGCAATAGCTATATCAGTTGATATAATATCTTGTACGTCAATAGTAGGTACGGCTAGTTGAGCTGTAGCTAAGGATAGATCTACCCTTGTGCTTGCTGCCCCAGAGCCGCCAATACTAAGAGTCAGGCTGTAACTATTAGTAACTGAATTTATATCCTCCAACAAATCTTTCAGTAATGCTGCGGTACCATATACACCTGTATCCAAGTAAGCGGTTACATTACCAGAAATAGCCCTGGCTCCTGAGAACCCTGGCAAAGGCTGATTAACTATACCAAGTTCCGCTGGCGTTAGAAATGACATATTATTTTCAATAGTCAAACTCCCGCCGGTTATTGCTAAAGTATAATCTTGACCAGAAGCTTGATTATCATTAATTATTCTATAGGGCTGCGTGCCAGAAGTACCAGCTGGAAAGGCTTT